GCAAGATCCAAGTCGCGGTCGTTCCCTACTGCTGGTACACGGGCACGCTGGGCGCCGGCATCACGCTGCAGCCCAAGGCTGTCATGGTGCATGACCTCGTCACTTGGGGCGATGGCGGCAGCGCCGTTGCCTACGGCTTCGACGTGTCCGAGGCCAAGCCCGCCGCTCGCAAGACCGGCACCGACGACGAAGAAATTAGCTGGTAATTCTTATGCCCAAGAAAAACACCACAACCAAATCCACAAGGGGGGCGGCAAAACGCCGCTCCCCTTCCAAAGCCGCCAAGCCCGTTGAGCCGGATCGCTTCACCGAGGACGGACGCAAAATCGTCCGCCTCGAAAAGACCCGCGCCCACCAGAAGTATCCGCTTAAAGACGGCACCGATGTTCCCGGCGCCAGCACCATCGCCAAGATCGGCGAGGACAGCAGCGGCCTCATCCACTGGGCGTGGAAATTGGGATGCGAAGGCCAAGACTACCGACGAGTGAGAGATAAGGCAGCCGACATCGGGACCGTGGCGCATTTTATGATCGAGTGCTTCCTGCACAACCACGAACCCGACCTCTCCGAGTTCAGCCCCGCGGATGTTGAGAAAGCCACCATCGCCTACAACAACTTCCGCCGCTGGTGGGACGAAGAAGGTCTCACCGTCATTGAGCCGGAGGTTCAACTTGTAAGCGAAACTTACTTGTTCGGCGGCACCATCGATGCGCCCAGCCGCGACCGCGACGGAAAGATCGTCTTGTTGGATTGGAAGACGAGCAAAGCCATCGTCGGAGCGCACAAAGTCCAGCTCGCCGGCTACGAGCAACTCTGGAATGAGAACCGGCCGACCATGAAGGTCCAGCGCCGCGGTATCGTCCGCATCGGCAAAGAATCCCCGGACGACTTTGAGGTCGCCTGGATGTTCTCAGCCGAGCCGTTCTGGAAGGTCTTCCAAGCGCGTCTCAACCTCCACTACGTCCAGCTCATGGCGAAGAAAGCCGCCTAATGCACATCGCCAAGTTCACACTCGATGCCGCATCATCCGCCGTGTGCGGATCACGCAACGAGGACTACGGCTCGCCCGCGGATGACTTCGGGACGCAGGCCGAGATGTTCTCCAGCTACCTGTCGCGCACCAACGGCGCGCAGGTCTTGGTCACGGCATCCGACATCGCCGCGCTGATGATCCTAGTAAAGATCGCCCGCCAAGCGCACTGCCACAAAGCGGACAACTGGATTGATGTCGCCGGATACGCCGCCTGCGGTGCCGAGTGCGATGCCAGACAAGCCGACCTCGCCTAAATGCCCCCACGCAGAACCATCGCCATCGTCCGTAAGAAGTTGGGCCGCGAAAAAGCGGACGGCATGACCTTGGGCGACGGCAAAGTCTACATCGACCCCCGCCAATCCGGCGCGGACGAGCTAGACACGGTCCTGCATGAGCTGCTGCACCATGTCTGCCCCGACATGAGCGAGGAAGCAGTCGCCGAGAAGTCCGCCATGATGGCGAGGTCGATGTGGAAAGACAAATGGAGGCGCGTCCACGAATGACCGCCGCCGGCTACATCCTCATCGGCCTCGCCTTGGGCGTAGTGCTCGGCGCCTTGGCTTCCTACGGCGCCATGTTTGCCTGGGCCATCCGCTGCGGCAAGGAGGAGGACGCGGAATGACCTTCACCCCGCTCGTCATCACGACCATCTGCTACGCCATCACTGCGGTAGGCTTTTGGCGCGAAGGAAACGCCGGTCTCGCTGTGGCTTTTGCCGGATACAGTTTTGCCAATTTTGGCTTCCTCTACATCTGCGTGAACGGACAGCCCTAACTTTATGACTAAGCCCCGCGACATGTACGACCTGACGAGTCATCCGACCGACACGCCAGAGATCAAGGCCAAGCTCAAGCAGGCTATCAAACTTTACAACGAAGTCGGCCGCGACCGCGCCAGCAACAATTTGCCCGCCCTCGCCGCCGCCTTCGCCGCGCGCAAGCGCAAAGCAACAAAATGACTTTCCAGTTGCAGGCTCAAGCGGGTTCTCGCCGGCGTTCATGTGGTGTGACGCCGCGGACCATCTCCGGGATGCCCAGCTCCACCGAGCGAGACGAGTGGGGCGCCTGCACATTCTTTTTGTCCGGGCAGCGTAGAGACACACTGATGAATGCATACTGGAATTATCCGCAGCATTACATCGAGGTCGGGAGGACTCCACGGCTATGCGCCAGTGCAGAGCTAAAATCTGCATCCCTCTGGAGCCGCAACCTTGGGAACCCGTGCGCTGAAAAGGTGCGGCCGCACCGTCCCCGGCAATCTTTCTGAAATCTCAAATTTCAAATCTCCAATGATCCACGAATTCGCCCGCCCCGTTCCCGTCAAGACCCCTCTCGGTCTTGGCTCGGTGTGGTATGTGGAGTCGCAGGGAGCCTATTTCAACAACATCTACGCCGTGATCCTCGAGGACACCGGCGAGACGCGCTATATGCGCAGCGATCAGTTCGTCGTCTTGGAGAATCCCACGATGGACATCAAAAATTTGGGCGCTGGCACGGCTTAACAAAATCGGCCCTGGGGAGGGTCCGAGCGTCAACCAGCCAGCGCCCATTTTATTTTCGTGAACGAACATCAGACACGGTTTAAGCCGTCGCCGCACCCTGTCATGCAGGTCGATCTCGACTTGCTCGAGAAACTGGGACCGGACGAAGGCTGGAAATATCTTAAAACACGCGAAGAGCTGATCGCCCGCGAGGCATCAGACCCGTTCCGCTATGGTTTTATCCCGCCGGTGTGGAAACGCGCCTCCGAATTGCTGGAAAAACACCGCGAGATCCTCGTCATGGGCGGAAACCGCAGCGGAAAAACCGAGTGGGCGGCGAAAGAAGTCATAAAAACGCTTTATTCCAAGCCCGGATCAGTTGTTTGGTGCTTCCAGACCACAGCGCCCAACTCCATCGAGCTGCAGCAGCCCCGCATTTGGAAATATATGCCGCCGGAATGGCGTAATGCGCGCAAGGGACAGGTCACAAACATCACCTACAGCGTCAAAGGCGGCTTCACCGAGGCAAAATTCGTCGCCCCGAACCAATCGATCTGCATTTTCCGCAACTACGCGCAAGATCCGTCCACGCTCGAGGGCGGCGAGATCGATTTTGCCTGGGCGGACGAGCTGGTGCCGCTAGATGTCCTCGAAACCCTCCGTTTCCGCCTCGTAGACCGCAACGGCAAGTTGGCCGTGACCTTCACGCCGGTCGAAGGCTGGAGTCCTACGGTCGCCGACTACCTGTCTGGCGCCAAGACCATCACCGACACCGACGCCGAGCTGCTCCCGCTCAAAAACGACAAAGGCGAGATCTCCGGCCATGACAAGGTGCCCATCGAGCAGATCAATCCGAAGGGTCGCCCGATTCTTTACTTCCACACGCAAAGCAATCCCTGGGCCGGCTGGTCCCGCATGAAGAAAGAGCTGCAGAGCGAAACCAAGGAGAAAATCTTGTGCCGGGCCTACGGCGTCCCAACCAAAGCCATCAGCGGCCGCTTCCCGCTCTTCAATCCCAAGGTCCACGTCATCCGCCACAGCGATGTCCCGCAAGGCACCCGCTATCATTGGGTCGATCCGGCGAGCGGCAAAAACTGGGCGATGATCTGGACCGTGCATGACACATCCGGCCGCATCGTCGTCTACCGTGAATGGCCCGACCAAACGTCCTACATCGAGGGCATTGGTTATGCCGGCGAGTGGGCGCTTCCCGATGGCAAGAAGCTCGACGGCAAGCCTGGACCCGCGCAGCAGGACTTCGGCTTTGGCTTGGAGCGCTACAAAGACGAAATCCTTCGCGTCGAAGGCGGCGAGGAAATCTTTGAGCGCTGGATGGATTCGCGCTACGGCAACGCCCGCACCCTCGGCAAGGAATCCCCGACGACACTCATCGATGAGATGGCCGACCTCGGCATGCTCTTCACGGCGACACCGGGCGACAGCATCGATGAAGGCGTCAGCATGATCAATGACGCGCTGTCATACAACCCCGAGAAGCCGGTGGACTCCCGCAATCAGCCGAAGCTCTACATTTCGGAAAATTGCAAGAACGTCATCTACGCGCTGCAGACCTACACCGCAGCGGACGGAAAAAAAGGGGCGACAAAAGATTTCGTAGATCTCCTAAGATACGTTTGCCTCTCCGACGCCATCAACGTCGAGGGCGACATCCTGCGCAGCCACGGAGGAGGCAGCTACTGATGACCATGTCGCCGCCATCCCCGCCCAGCCGCCTGCGCCCCGGACGCCGCGGCAGCGACATCCCGCGCTGCGGCATCTGCGCCAAGCCGCTTCGTATCCAAGACATCCACGGCCACGACACCCACTACGGTCCCATCTGCCGGGAATGCGGCCCGCACCTGCAGAACGCCATCCATGCGCTTGAGATCATCGTCATGCGCCGCGGCTAATTCGCCATTCGCGAACAGCAAACACCTTATGTTCACCAAAACCAAAACCATCCCCACCGACCTCTACACCGTCAGCGAAGACTTCGACCGCGAAGGCGCCCTCGCCTTCTCCCGCGACCAAGCCCCCGGCGCCTACTTGGCCGTGATGCTTGAGCTGCAGGACCGCCTGGCCGACGCCAGCACCTTGGTTGCCACCATGGCCACCGCCAAGGAACCCGGCTACCTCGCCCACGCCGCCGGCCAGCTCAACGCGCTGCAGGAACTCTGGGACACCCTCGAGCAACGCCGCACCGAAGCCTCGCGCTTGGAGTAGTTTTTGCGCCGTAGTTCAAGCCACGTTTGAACTATCGGCCATAAATGAAGCAAGGGTTCACCTGCCGCCGCCAAAGCAAACATCCCGCAACACTAACCGGCTTAGTGTAAGGCCATGTTCCCGATCTATACCCTTGCGGGACGACAAATGGGCGGCGCCTCTGTAGCCGCTTTTGGCGTATACCCGCTCGGGAACGCCGTTATAGAAACAACCCCTTCTTTGTAACGCGCCGTGACACAAATTGCAGGTTGTTTTTGTGTCACAAAAACACCGAACAGAAGGTGACGCAAAGTGTCATCACTTGTGCAGAACTATAGCCGATCCTATCCACGCCACACCTGCCAAATGTCTCCCGGCGACACAATCGAAGTATCGCACAACGATATCGTCCTGCAAAAAGAATGCTGGACATTTGTCCAGTAGTCGTTATACTAGTAGTATCAAAGTGGAGTAGTGCCCTCATGGCACGCGAGGTTTGATCGGTCTGGATGACGTACATCCTGGTTCCTACTTGAGAGGTTTAAGCTCATGGCGACAGATGACGCGGCTCCGGCCGCAGAGGTGGAAGATTTCGACGTTATGTCGATCAGCGAAGCGCTAGTCGGACTGGATCAACCAGCACCGGAAGCGGCTGATCAAAAGACCGACGCCGAAGAAGAAAAGCTCTCTGACAATGACGAGTCGGATGAATCCGAGGCCGAAAAGCCCGCGGAGGAATCCGAAGATGAAGATGCCAAGGAGTCCGAGGACGAAGAGTCCGAAGACGACGACGCCCCGGTTCCGCAGGAGAAAGTCCAAAAGCGGATCGACAAGCTGACGGCCCAGAAAAAAGAAGCCCTCGAAAAGGCTCAGACGCTGGAGACCGAATACAGCGCGGCCAAGACCAGGCTCGCCGAACTAGAGGCGCAGGTCAACGAAGCCAGCCGCCCCGTCCTTCAGCCGACCGCGGACAACCCGCTGGCTGATGTCGATACGCAGGAAGCGCTCGAGGCCAAGGTCAAAAGCGCGCAGGAAGTGCGACGCTGGGCGCTCCGTAATACGGACGGCGCCACGGTCAAACGACCAGACGGCACCGAGGTCTACGTCGATTCTGACGAGGTAAAAAACTACCTTATCAAGGCAGACGATGTCCTCACAACTTACGCCCCTGCGCGCCAGCAATGGCTTGCGCAACGCCAGCCGGCAGTCAATGCCGCCAAGTCGTTATTCCCCGACATCTTCACCAAAGGCACCGCGCTCAACACGGCCTACCAAGCGACCGTGAAGCAAGCGCCCGAGCTGCTCAAGCT